GACTAAAGTCTTGGAACAGCTGCCAACCAAGGCCGCGCATGTGCTGTCGGTCAAACTGGCGTCCATTGTCTGGCAATGCGTAAAACGTGCCTTGGCCATTGTCTGTGCCTGACTTCCACACGCGTCTATCGTCTGGGTGGTGGCGGTCGTCGATGTGCTTCATGACTTCGCGTTTTGCCAGCGGTACTTACGCGCTGTGTTACGTCCTGTGATGTGCCGCATCCACTCGTTGTAGTTCTTGCAAGGGTTCGCGGGCGTGACTGTGTGACTTACGCCACTAGGTTTGAGTTTTTCCATACCACAATTGTACGCCACAATGGCACACAAACGGCACCCACAACATGGATACTTTATCAACATACGGACGTGGAAAGGGCCAAGCAACGTTTTGCCTGGCCCGCCCTGTGATGAAAAAACTAAATATGAAACTACCCTTGTTGCTCGAACATGGATGCAATCAAAGGTAACACCGCAATGCCGCACATACAAACCGCTGGCCAACTCATCCCGTGCGTTGTGATGTCAACACAAGCCGTAGTGGCGATCAGGCCGCCAACGGTCCGTTTAGCGCTCCAGCGCTTTAGGTCGCCTTTCGTTTTGAACGCCTCGGTAAGGTCGACGCTGCCAAGCAGCTTAGTAATATGTCCAAGCAACGGCTTCGAATTTCTCCCAGTCATTGTCTACATGTATAAAATCTTCGCCAATGCCGATGCGGTCAAATCCCGCCGTCAGCAACCCAGTAATAATCAGAAAGCGGTCGCGTGACGTGCTGCATGCAATGTCAGCTGCACATCCGTGCAAGTGCGCGCTGTCGCTTTTGCCACCTACGTGATCGTTCCAGTCTTCTGTTCTATAGCCCGACGTAATGACGTACGGAATACCGCTTACCTCGCGTGCCTTGTCAAGCATCTGCAGGAAATCGTCTTCCATGTTGTGGCCGCTGCCTGGGCTGTCTGGGCTGTCAAACTCGCTGTAATTAAAATACTTCATATGTCTTGACGTTCTTTGCGTGCCTTGAGTGCTCGCTCCACGTTCCACCACACAAGCGTAAGGCCTGCAATGATTGCTATTGCGTCGTTAATGTAACCAACCATGACCGTGCCAACGTAAGTCACGTTCAATGCGTTCTGTAAATGTGTGCGCAGCTCTTGCATCATGGTTCGTTTAATGTAAACCAGCCGTCCGTGGCCATGTATTGTTCGTCGCGCACGGTTACGCTGTCAGGCAAAATCAAACCAAACGCAATGGCATTGACCTGGTGAATAGTCGACGACAACGTGAAACGTTCCTCTGAAGTTAGCTCAGGAAACATGGCCACAAGCCGTTCAAGTGTGCAGTTAGGGTGAATGGGCAACACCAGTTGCGTGTCAACAAAAAGCGCTGCGCGCGTTGCGTCGTCGGGATGCGTGATCACGGCAAACATGGTCGCGTCTGCCTCGTCCTCGCTTTGCAAGTACACTGGGCGCGTCAGGTTGTACAGCTCGCGCGTAATAATCTCAGCGCGTTCTAAGCTGTTTAGTTGGCCTTCGGCTTCAATAAGTATATACTCCATTAGAACACGCTGTAATATAGATTGATGTCGTCGCTGATGTCCTCGGCGTTTAACGCTGTCGAGTTAGACCAGTGGATGTATTCCTGCAAATATCCGCGCATGAGCTGCGTGGCACTTGTTGATAGCGCACCGAGGCGCATCACATTGCTCACGTTGGTTGGATCAACGCCATTGATGTTTGCCGTGTTTGTTTGCGTGGTTAAAAGGCCATTGTAATACGCTTCGCATGTGCCTGGGCTAAACTCAGCACTTGTCAGGTATTGCTTGTTTGCTGCTACTGTTTCGGTTTGGTCAACAATTGCCAAACTTCCGTTTGTGTAGTAATACGCAAAGCGTATTGCATTAACCTGTTCTTGCATTTGGAAAACAAAGTTCCTATTGATAGCGCTTGCGCCCCATTGGCTAGCAAAAGTTTGCCGCGCTGTAACGTTGTCAAACTGCATAACAACCGCTGTATTGACCTCGCCATTTGGATTTAACGCCACGGCTAAGGTGTCCAAATAATCATTAGCAAACAATAGAGCAGGTTTGCCATTGACCTCGTGAATGGTTCCAGCGCTGGCAATCTCTGGTTGCAAACTGACAATGCTTTGTGTGGCATTACGACTGTTGCCCGATTGATCGTAAAAGATTTGCACTGTGCCAACTCCTGATCCAATATGTGTCTCAAGCGTCGACGTGTCCAGCTCGCCGTTGCTTAAAAATCCAATGTCTAGCAACGTGCCGCTGCTGTTCCTTACTTGTATAGCATTGCCTGTGTAGGCGCTGTCTAGTTTGCGTAAGCTGTACGCCGCCTGTGCGTTGCTGTAATCGTCAAGCAAACCAGTAAATGCTTCCTCCTTATAGCTAATGATGAACGACTTTTTTGGGTTGCCTTGCTCGGCCACATGGTCGTTAATAAGGTCGATGGCTTGACGCAACGTTGCGTTTTTACCTGGGCGATATGACGCCTGTATCTGTTGCCACGAGGCCGTGTTGTCGGCTCGACCATCATTGGACATGTAAATGGTCCGAATAATATCGTTACCTGTTGCAGGCTGGTTGCCTTGGAAATCAAAATACACACCTTTGCTTGGTCCAATGTGTGTAATGTAGCCCTCGACTTTTTCGCCTGCGCCTAGAATGCTAGACCAACTGAAGTCTGTAGCTAATTCTGTTGCATCGCCGTTAAAATCAAAGCCAGACGTAAAGCCCACGCCGAACGTGCCGCCTTCGCCTAGCCCTGGCCCTGGATCAGGTAACGGGCTTTTGCCAAAACCTTTTGTTGTTGTGGTTGTCTGTGCTTGCCCGTCGGTGCCGACTTTGTGCAATGTTACCTCTACTTCAGCTGGCGTGCTGGCAAGGCGATAATTTATGCACTGATATATGTCGGTGGTATCGTCGTCAACAAACATATAAAAAGGTGGTGGCGCTACGCCGTTGCCACGCATCACAATGTTGCCACGCTCTACAGCTCGTGGCTTGTAGTGTGCGGCAAGCACTTCGCGTACGCCTACCTGGTTGCACTCGGCGTCGTAGTCGTATCGCTGTGTGCTCCAATTAATACTGGTCTGAAAAACGCCAACGCTGGTTTCAACCATAATGCCGCCAACGTTTTGATGCAACTCGCCAATGTAGGTTTTGCCTAGGTCGATGCTGCCACGTCCAAAGGTGCTGTTAGCTACAACGTCGTAACTAGGTGCTGGCTCGACTGTGTCATTGCCATAAGTAAAGTACAGCGCGTACGTCTGTGTGTCGATTGTGTCCTGCAACGTTTGGCTGTAATCGCCATCACGATCGTAGCAGAGAATGGATGCTGTAACCTGTACAGCTGTCAAATCTGTTGGCACTGATGGCAACTGAAGGTTAAAAAACATCTGTTGCGCGTTGTCCTCGTTTGCGTCGAAAATGCAGTTTTGATAGTCTGTGTCGTGCCAATAGTAGTAACCTGAGCTGTTGCTGTACTCACCCTCAGTAATGTTCAGCGGTGTAAATACCATGCTATTCCCGTCCACGGAAATGCTAGGCGACGACCAACTAAACAAACCTTGCGGCTGTGCGCTGATTGTGTTCTGATAGTATTGATAGTTGCCAGCCGACGTGCCAAATCGAATGCTTAACTGCAGCACGTAACGACCTAAACGATCATCATTAAGCAAGCCAACAGTTGGATTGAGCGCTGAACGTTCAACAAGAATGTTGCCGTACAAAATGTAACCGCTGTCGCCCGTGGTAAAGTTAATTGTGTTGCCACTAATTGCACTTCCGCCTGTGATTTGCGTCTGACCAAGGACAATCGAACCGTTGTTTGTGTCCCTGTTTATAGTGACCTCATTGATTGCTGGCGTGAACGTGTGGGTCCACTCATTGCCCTTCTGCTTTTCGTTGTTAAGTGTGTCAACTTGGTAATTAAAACTGTCAACCAATGTGATGCCAGTCCCGTACACGCCTGACCAGTTAAGTACATTGCCTCTGAGTTCACCCTCATTGTTGTAACAAGGCATAAGCCACCAGCCTTGTTCGTGATAATACATGCGCAGCAGCAACGTTTTGCAAATGCTGTCTAGCAAATCGTAGCAATTGATATACTCGATTTCGTCGTCGTCGTTTGTGTAGCTGAAAAATTGCGGGCTTAGCTTCATGCGCCGAGTTAGGGCCGCGCTTGTAGCTGGCGGCTCGGATGTCACGCTCCAAATATCTTCGCTGTACATGTCATCGCACACAGCCAAGCGACGCTCAGCACCGCTAAAGTTGCCGTTGGCATAATTGTAGCTAACCCACTTTTCTTGGATGTTGGTCAGTACGTCATCGAAAATCTTTTGGTCTGTATCATACTCAACGCCAGCATTGTTGTAGTCCACAGTCTTCAGCAAACTAATGCCGTCGCTAGCGACAATGCGACATGCACGCGCCGCGCTTGTTTCTTGCAGCTGTACCTCGTCAATCAGAATAGGACCAAACCATGACCTGTCGCCGTTCCTGTAAACCTGCATAAACCAAGTGCCATCTTCAGCAGATACCATGGCCTCAATCATGTTGTCCAACTCAGTGGCGACATCGGGCGGCCATATGGTTTCAACCTCACAACGCGAGTGCACAATGCCAGGAACCAAAATGTCGTCCTCTGGACTTTCGTAGATCAGCTGCACACCAGCAGGCCCAACCTCAAACTTGTGGTTGTTGCTCTGGCCTACGTCATTGCGCAGTATCTCAATCTGCCAGTTGTCGTCGTTGAGTGAATAGATAGTGTCACTCGTTGCGTATCTCACGTAAGCCATCAGCTGTAGCGGTTGCGTTTAAATCCAGATCGGGTGTTGCTTAGGAAGATGTCGTTGCCGCTAATGCGACCAAACACCTCGACTTGGCTGCCACCCATCATGTCCTTCAATTTACTCAATGGCGAAATAACCTCTGGGTCGATCGCGGCGTTTCTGTTGTCACCGACGATGGCCATGGTCGGACCGCTGGCCAGTCCACCCTCAGCCAGTGCTGGGATAGGTATCTTATTAATAAGCGCCATACCTGCGCCTATCATACCAGCCATAACAAATGGATATGCTGGCCCTGTGCCTGCTGCTGCCTCAGCTGAGTTTGCAATGACGCGAGTCTTAGCCTCTGCTAGGTAGGCAATGATCACACCCTTAATTGCTTCGACCGCAAAACCTGCAAAGCTTTGCGCGCTTGACGCTGCGTTAGTAAATGCATTGACCATAGCGACGCCCATTTGATTAACCTGTGTGGTGAGCTGTACGCTCTGAACTTCCGTATTAGTCAACATACGGAATAGGTCGTTCATGCTTTTTGTGCTTTCCTTGGTCTTAACGTCAATGTTGCTCAACATGTTAAGCAGATAACCTAGCTTTTCGTTGGTCTTAAACGTCTGGCCTTCCATTTTTGATAGGCCCTCTAGGAATGCAGGTATTTTTGCTTCGCCTGTTTCCACAAGTTTGTCACCTGTTTCATTCAATGACGCAATAAGCAGCTTACCAGCGTCGGCACTGCGCTGATATTCGTCTCGGTATGCCTTAAGGTCTTTGATTTTGTTTGCGTAGACTGCGCGCAAACCAGCACCGCCTTCTTGAATCTTGCGCTCAACAGCTGCTAACTCTTCATTTGCCTCGGCCACTTTGCTTAAGCTGTCTTCAATTGCTGCGTTTATAGCAATCTCATCGGCTCCCTTTGTCACACCTGATTGGCGTCGTAGTTCTGCCTGTGACAACTCGTCCAAAGCCTTTGTCACCTCGTCAACCTGATCTGCACTTTGTTTAGCTTCGCCACGGATGCGCACAAACAACCCAATTAATGTGCCTGCAACAGCAGCGACGCCAAGGATTGCTGGTGTCGTAAGCAACATACTAGCCTTTAATGCGTTTATACCTGCAACGATTTTAGGCATAACCGTCAGCAATGGACCAATAGCTGCAGCAATACCTGCAATGGCGCCAGTCATTTTCAGCGTCGTTGGTGTGAGCTTTGCAAAGCCCTGCATCAAACTAGTAAACTTTTCTAGGGCTGCGTTAACTGCTGGCAATGCTTGTTCGCCAACGTTTGCTAGTGCAAGTTTGGCATTGTCTAGTGCTGTGCTGAAACGACCAGCTGCTGTCTTGCTTAATCGTTCCATTGCGCCATTGGCAAAACCGCCGTCCTCGGCAAATGACTGCAACGTCTTGTTAAATTGCTCGACACTCACAGCGCCAGCGCCAAGCTCTGAAGGAAGCAAACCTGTGGCCTCGCTAAGCGCAGTAAAGATTGGGATGCCACGCTCAGCAAGTTGGTTGAGGTTTTCAAGTTCAACTTTACCCTTTGCCTGAACTTTGGCAAAGATGGCCGCAATCTCGTCAATGCTTGTGCCGCTTGTAGCTGCGATGTCGCCAAGAAACTGCAGCCTGTCGCTTACCTCATCGACAGCTGTGCCTGATGCAATCAGTTGCCGCGCAGCCTTACCTACTTGCTCTAGTTGGAACGGCGTTTCTGCTGTAAACTTGTTCAGTTGAGCAACCATATTTTTAGCTTGCTCCGCGCCGCCTGTCAAGCTAATAAACGACGTCTCTAACGTCTCTAGGTCTGCCGCGCTTTTGACCGCTGCAGCGCCCATGGCTGCCAACGGCACTGTCAAGCTCCGCGTCAAGTTTTGACCCAGTTGCGTAATGTTACCTGTCATGCTGCGGAACTCCCGCTGCACTTTGCCAAGCTGCTTGTTTAGATCCCGCGTGTCCGCGCCAATCTTAACTACTAAGTCACCCAGTGATGCCATTGTTTTTTGTTGCTAGTGCTTTTAGTGTAGCCCAGCCCTTGCTTGGGTTGGCCTTTTTCTTTTGCTCCCATGGGAAAGTAGCAAGGTCTTTTGGCTTGACGCTTGCACCTTTCTTTGTGTGGACATTAAGCAGCAACGCCGTCTGCCACCGCGTACGTTCCCAGTCAGCGCGTTGCGCTTGTTCTAGGAATTTGTAGCGACCGCGTACGGCGTTGCCAAACTCTCTGAAGGTGAGATTGTAGAGACAATCAGGCGTTAGGCCCAAAAGCCCAATGCCCAATTGCTCTACTTCGTCCCATTCAAGTGGTGCGTCGTCGTCTTCAGCTCGGTTTTTTTTTCGCCGTCTGGTGACATTGACTGTTCAATCACCTTCATAACAGCAGGCAAGTCGCCTACTTCAATCAGTCCCAGAAAATCGTCCACCGACATTTCAAACGTCATGTTCTGCTTACGGCAACCTTCAGCAACAAAGTAGTACAGCAGCTCAGGCATAGCCGTCACGTCTTCGCTGTCTAGCTTGCTGACCTTGTGTCCAGTTGCGTTTTCAAATTCACGCCAGGCACGCATGCTTGCGCGCACTGGAAACGTTTGTTTGTCGAGTGTGATTGTCATTAAGCGATTGTCTCGTAAGTAATAGCGCTCACGCACTCCATTGTGCAGGTAAACGCGGCGTTGTCCTCAGTACCTGCTGACAGTTCCAAGTTAGTGACGTAAGCGTCAAACGACAAGCGGTGGTCGCCAGTGTTTTCTGCTGCGCCGTCGAAGTCGTACGACGTCACCTTTACTGCTTGCTTAGTGCCTGCGTTGTAAGCTGTCATCAACTCATCAAAGCCCTGGGTTGCATCGTCTGCATAAAAGGCGCTGAAGTTAATTGACAACGACTTGAGGCCAGGCAAAATGGCGCGATAGCCAGCGTTGTTTTTGGTGGTGGTGTCGCGCGTGTCCGTCTGGATAGAAGCGCTGAGGTCGGTTACATTGTCGACGACAACGTACGTGGGTGTGGCTCCAGCGTCACCGAACATGACGGTGATCTGGCTGCCATTCATAATACCTGTGGTCTGTGCCATTGTTATTCGTTGTTAGATGGTTTTTTGCGGTCTGCAATAATTGTGTTAATCAAAAGGTCGAGGTAGCCAAATACCTGATTGTCCTTTTCCGTAGGTGTAAGGTTTACGACAACCTTAACCAATGCCAATACGGCCAGCGTCAGCTCGGCCCAATTTTCTAAAATGAAACTCATTTCTTTATTCTCATTGTGTAGTCTTGGATGGCAACGTATGTGTTGCGGTCCTGGTTGACTTCAGTTACTTCGTTCGTGTACATCATGCTTTGAACGTCAATCTCCTTGCCTATGTTCGTGTTGATGTAATCGGCGCGGTCAAATACTTTGCGCACAGTGTCGGCCAACGTCATGCAGCTGCTGTATGTTCTATCGACACTAAACACTTCAATCTGCGCTTCGTCTACAACGGTTTCGCCCTTCGTTTCAACTGGCGAGTTGCCCACAACGCTGTACACGATGTAAGGCATCTGCGCACCTTCGGGCGCGCTCTCTGGATAGATGCGCGTACCGACAAGGTTTGTGATTGACGCCTTGTTGCTCAAAATAGCGTATATGGCAATCCCTGCTT